GGAACATCGGGGCCAGCAAGGCGCTGATGACGTTTGGGTCTCCATCAACCGACTGCACCCGGTACATCATCCAGGAACCGAAATAGTCCCCATCGGAATCGGTTACGGCGAATGTAAGGTGCGTCTGATTCTCAAGGCACCGGCCCCACCCGTTGGGGCGCCAGACACCGGTTGCCTTGTCCCGCTCCTTTGACATTTCTGCCCGAGTGAACGAATCGAGCTCGGCGTTGCCGTCGGTGTGCGTGAACGTGTACCCGTCAATCGTGAACGGCAGGACGTGACTCATCGCGACCCCGGCAACGAATCAAGAACAAACGCACGCCGCCATTCTGGTGGCGCCGGAGCAAAGTCGCGAACTGTCGGCATGGAATCTAAAAGCTGCCAAAGACGCGGGCGCGGGTAGACGGGACGGACAGCTCCCCGTTTGACCACGGCATCATGCAGACACTCATCCCGCCGGCAAGCGGCGCAGCGGTCAAGTCGGTTGACCGCATGACCAAATCGTCGTTTCGCATAGGCGCTGCGTTGACACCGATAGGTGGCGCCCATCAGCTCACCTCGATCTGGGCAATCGCGGTGGTATTGAACGTCACATAGACGCTGGTCGTCGCGAGGTTCACGTCCGAGCCCGCGCCGATATCGACGAACGCGGCGGCAGGCTTTGCGGCTGCCGTGTCGTTGTACAGGATGGCCCAGCGGATATTGCTCGGGCCGCCCGCGGTTGCCGTCCATGTGGCGTGCGGGCCCGCGCCCACCGTCCAGCTCGCGACCGCTGCCGCCAGCGAGACCCCCATCGTGGAACTGACGGTGGCGCCGCCCGAGACGTAACCGGACCCGCTGACCTCCGTCCCGCTGTAGGTGCTATGGGTCGGGGTTGCCTGCGTTGCCACGGGCACGAGGGCGTTGCTGACGAGCATCAGCTTGTATGCGTCGTCGGCGAGATCGATCTCTTTTTCCGCTAGTTGCCTAGCGAAATCGTTGAATAGCGTCAGGTCTCCGAGAGCCATGCGGTGACCTCACTCACAGAGGCGTCCCGACGCCTGACGGGATACCCCGCTGCGGTCCCGACTCTTCTCGGGCGTCGAGCCACTCCGAGCTCTCGATGGCGCGCGGGGACGGCTCTTGACCGTCAGTGTTCCGGGCCTCGCGGATCTTGCCCATCACGATCGCCTGCATGTCGCGCACTTTCCCGTCGTCGCCGGTAATCGATTCAGCGACTTCGGCAGCGAGCTCCGCGGCGAGTGCCTGACGGAACAGCACGTCCATGTCGTTGACGACGGTAACCTGTCGGGTGTACGCGATCTGAAGCGGGCTCTCGAGGTCGGTGACGATGTTCCGACCCTCTACCCGGTAGGGCCAGTGGTTCGGGTTCTCGACCTCGAGCAGCCGGAGCAGATCGCTCGGTAGGGTGTAGGAATTGTCGAAGCCCCAGGTCGGGGCCGCGGTGTCTTTCGCGACCTCGACGCGGGTCGTCGCGAAGTTCCACGGGTGCCGCCGAAGCAGCGCATCGCGGACCTCGTCGAATCGCTCCTTCAGCACGTTGGCTGTCTTGGAGTTTTCGTCGAGGTCGTTGATGCGCCGCTCGCCCAGCAGCGTGAGTGCGGCGTTTGCGATGGATGTCTCAGACGCCATCACTCTCCCTGTGGATTAGGCCGGGGGGCGCTCGCCTCCCCCCGGCCCGTCGAACCCTTCTTAGCCGGGAAGCGGAGAAGAAGGGCTGCGACTAGTTGCCGTCCGACGTGTAGAAGACCTCGAGGACGATCTCGGCGCCGGCAGTGACGGAACTCTCCGTCCCCATCGTGATCGAGACGTACCACTCCTCGAGCGGGTCTTCGGAGTACGTCCCAGCGCCTTCGTCTGCCAGCTCCCAGAGGGGCTTGCCGACATCTTCCTCTTCGATGGCCGCTCCCGCGTTTGCGAACACATCGACGCGGTCGATCGCGGTGGTGAGGTCATCCATCGGTGCAGTGGCCTCGTCGGCGAGGATGTCCGCATCAATGACCACGCCGTCGCCGTCGTAGAGACCGATGTTGGCCGGCTGGGCGGTTCCCGTGAACCCGGGGCACGAGATGTAGATCGCGTTGACCCGGTCGCCCGACTTGAGCTTCATGGCGTGAAGAATCTCCCCCGTCGTGATCGACGCGGGCGCCGTGACGCTCGCTCGGCTGTACCGGACAGCAGCGTGCTTGACGCCGCTCGCCACCTTGGTGCGGGGGTCGTCGATCGACGTACCGCTCGTCGTGGCAGTGAAGTGGTCGCTGTAATAGGGACCGGCCATGATGTACCTCAGATTGCTTTCGGGCCGCACTCGCCGCGGGCGACCATCGCCCGCAACTCTGTCGCACCCTTATGCACAAAAGGGGCACCGCCAGTTCAACCCGGCGGCGCCCCCGAGCTCAGTGCTACGGCACCTCGTCCACGAGGATCCGAACGACGCCCTTCTCATCCATGCGCGTCGCGCCGCAGTCCTGCTCGTAGCGGACCTGGAGCGAGTGGCGCTTCTGCGGCAGGCGGTCGATGAACGCGCGGGGCTCTTCGCCGACCGCGAGCTGCATCGACTTCTTCACCCACGCGAACACGTCGCGGATACCAGCGGCAGTGATCGCCGCACGCTGCGACTTGATGAAGTCGAAGCCCAGGAAGGTGTTCACCTGCCCGTTGACGAGTGCCTTGACCGTGGCGTAGTCGGCGCTCGTGACCTCGGTCTGCTGGAGCAACTGCTCCCGACAGACCGCGGACATGACGATGCACCACTTGTTCTCGCCGTCGTCCTCTTCGTTCTCTGCCGCCTCGAGGAGCCGACGCGCTTTGATGAGGTCGTTGACCTCGAGCGCTTGACTCGCTCCCGTCGCGTTGAACGAGTAGTCCGAGTCGAACGCTGCCGTGCCAGACCCGTCCACGCCCGTCTTCGCCGTGGCGTCGAACGCCGCGAGGATCACGTCGTCCGTCTGGCGATTCGCTGCCGAGGCCATGCTGCGGCTGTACGGGTTGACCGGGTCGTTGAGCAGGCGCCGCTGGTCCGCGCGGTCCACGAGGTCGGCGACCTCGTAGGTCGAGAGCGTCACCATGCGTCGCTTGTGCGGGGTGTCCGTGTACTCGGTATCGCCGTGGCGATTCGTCACCTCGGACATGTTGGTCGCATCGACCTGGTCGTAGAAGGCGCGGTCGCCTTGAACGCCCGGGTCCACCATCACGGCGTCGTGGAGCCGTGAGGTGACTTGCTGCTGAAGCATTCGCACGCCAGCGGAATACTGCTTGACGAATGCGGTCGTGATCTGTGTGGACACGTAGGGGTCTCCTCGTGAATCAGTTGACGATTCCTCGAGGGACTCCCCACGCTCGCGCGTGGACCCGCTCTCGCACTAACGTGGCGTACCCGGCCCTGCTTTCGGGCGAGCATCTGGACCGCGCGGCGGCTACCCAGATATGGGCAACATACAGATAGCTTCCTGGGAAGGCAACCCTCCCCTAGAACGGCACCTCCGACGCGACGGGCGGCGGGAGTTCTACGGCCTTCAGCCGCTCGAGCTCCCAGACGTTGAGGCTGTTGAAATACCGGGTGTCGCCCTGTGGGCTGTTCCACGCGCGCCCCTGGATCTGGAAGTCCACCTGAACCTCGTCCCCCTCGTTCATCCCATCTGCCAGATCGCACCGATCCCCCGTCAGTTGGAACTTGCACAACTGCGGGTACTTCGAGTCGCTGCCGATCTCGAGCACGAACTCCCGCACCCGGAACCGCTCGGTCTTCTGCTCGGCCGGGAAAATTGCGTGGATTACACCACGAGTCACGAATCCCACCTAGCTTTCCTCCGGGTACGCGGCGCGGTAGAGCGCGTCGAGCTTGCGCTTGACGGCGGCGTGTTCGGGGTGGCCGCGATCGACGAATGCCTGCTGAATCTCGCGAGACGCTTCCATCTCGGTGATCTGGGCCTGGGCCGACTCGGGCGACTGTGCGAAGCCCGTGGTGGCGCTGGCTCCCGCGAAACCGTCTTCCTGCATCCGGCTCCCCAGGTTGTGGAACGCCTTGATGAAGACCGGGTGGTCGCCCAGCATCTTCCCGTCCACGACGAGCGAGGCGATCTGATCGAACGCCTCCCCAAAGGTCGCCTTGAAGGCGCGGGTCGCGAGCTGGCTGTTGCCGTCGAACTCGGCCCCCCACTCCTCTCGCAGCGCCTTCTCCGACTGCTCGCCGGCCGCAGCCATCTGCTCCTGCACGCTCTCGAACGACTGACTCTGCGCCGCCAGATAGCCGCGCATCACCTCGTTGGCCTGCTTGCCGGTGAGCCCCGCCTTGTGGAACTCCTCGAGCATCTTGCCCTGAAGCCCATCGTCCCAGGGCAATCCCTCGGGCGGCGCGAAGTCGCCCAGGTCGTAGCCGCCAGCCTCTTCGGGCCGACCCAGCGAGTTGTAGAAGCGGTCCCAGTCCTCGGGTGGACTCTTCTCGGTCGGCTTCGTCACCTTCTCGCCGCCGACGAGGCGCTGAAGGTTGATGTGCTCTTTGACGAGCCCCTCGAACCCAGACTCGTCGAACGTGTCGAGCAGCGTGTGGTCGCGCGTTTCGTCGGGAAGCGTGCCCCGCAACCCCTTCCAGTCGTATCCCGTTGCTCGCGGCACTTCCTCGAGCGCCGGGCTCTCCTGCGCCTCGATCGGCGCGTCTGCGGACTCGGTCGTTTCGACCGGGGTTTCCACCGCCGGCTCTGCTTCTGCCATCGCTCTCTCCTGGTCGGGACTAGTTTCGCAGCCTGCGCTGCGCTTGGTTCATCGACAGCCGAAGGAGCTCCTCGTCATCGAGGTGCAGATATTTCATGAGCAGCAGTAACACCGAGCGGCGTCCCTCGTTGTAGATCGTCTCGTTCGTGTCGCCGGGCACATAGCTTGCGCGGTGCTGGCGGCAGAAGTCGCGAAGAAAGGCGAGGACGCGCTTGCCGTCGACCGACTCGAACGTCCTCTGAAATGAGGCGCGAGTTTCCTCGAGATCGCGGAACCGCGCTGCCGCGGCAGCGGCGTCCTCGCCCGGAATGTCGTACCCGTGTGTTTCTTCGCTCAACCCGGCATCTCAGACAGCTTCGCAATGCCCGGCAGCAGTTTGGCGATCGTGTCGCCGCCCTGCGCCATCTGTTGCTGCTGTTGTTGCTGCTCCGCGAGCTGCGCCTGCGCCTCGCGAATCTCGGCAACGTCGTCCTGCTGGCGCAGCACCTGGACCGGGACGCCGTTGCCCTCGAATATCTTTCGGATCGCCACATCGAGGTCGACGTTGTCCATCACACTCGGGTCGGCTTCGGAGACCGCCGCGGCGGCGCTGAACGAGTCGAGGATCGCCTGCGACTCAGACGCCTTCTGCGCCCGCGCCACCGGGCTGACGTATTCGATCTTCAGCTCCTCGCCGCCCAGGAAATCCGGTGGCGCAGGGAAGTCGGGGCGCCTCGAAAGGATCCCGATGACCCGCTCGATCATGGGCTCGAGCAACTCGACCTGCATCCGGCCGAGCACGGGAGACAGGATCCGCTGCGAGAGACGCGCGAGCTCGATGACCTGGGTCGCCGTCATCCGCGGGTCTTGGAACGCCTGGATGATCTCGCTGTGGAACGCCTTCTCGATCTTGCGAGAACGGCTCTCGATGATGTCGCTCGCCCACGGGAACTGCGCGCGGCTCTCGAGGTAGCGCACCGGGTCACCGCCGCCGCCATCGTTACGCACGACGATCTGCGCGGACGGAGTCACGCGGAGCTGGCTCCCCGGCAGCACGCCGTCGTCGTCCACGAGCAGCGGCGGGTCCACCGCCTTCTCGGCGTTGCGGATGTAGGTGCGCCACATGGCGTTGAGCATCTTCTGCTCGGGCAGCGCGTCGACCCCTGGGCCGCGCCCGTAGATCTCGCCCGCGTCCACGGTCCACCGCGCCACCATGTACGGGTTCTCCCAGAAACCGCCCTCGCGCACGATCTCCTTGCCGTCCATCGAAATGTAGACCGATTCCCAGGGCATCCCCGAGGCGTCGAGGTTGCCAGGGATCGGGAGCGCGCGGCGCTGCACGATGTGCAGGAACTCGAACTCCTGGTTCGAGTCGGCCTTCGCCGCCTTGACGATCTTCTCGGGGAGGTCGTCCTCGCCGAAGAAGTCGACCGCCTGCCACGCTCGCATCTCGAAGCTGCGGAACACCACGGCGATCCGCCCTGACTCGTCCACGTCAATGAACGTCTCGGACAGCGGCCGGGAGACGAACTTCGGCCCATGCTCGATATCTTCTTGGATGAACATGACGCCCGTGCCGAAGCCGGGGAGATCGTTATAGACCTCGGCGATCTGCGTGGTGAACCCCGACTGGGGTCGCGCGAAAGCGTTGAGCGCCAGCGTCTTGATCTCGTCGAGGTACCAGATGGCTTCGTCCACCTGATTGAGATCTTCCGACAGGTATCGTAGGTCGAACCACCTCGTTGCTGGGTTGGTCAGCAGGGAGTGAAGGGCCGCCGCCAGCAGGTTGTTCGCGTCGCGGCTCGTCGTGTCATAGACGCGGATTCCGCGCTGTCGACCGGGCTCGCGCTTGACCGTGAAGTCGCGCCGCATGAGCGCGTGGTCGGCGATCTCTTGCCACAGGTTCTCCCAGTTCCGACGACGGTCTTGCGCGTCGGAGAACTGGCGGCATAGCTTTTTTGTGCGCTCGTCCTGGTACGCCATCAAGACTCCCCTAGCAGACGAGGTCGATACACCTGCGGATCCGGCGCTTCACCCGCGAGCACGGACGTTCGGTGGCTGCGCTGTCCCGCGCGCGACTTGACGAGTCGGCGGCGCTTCCCTTCGGCCTTTGCGGCTTCTTTTGACGGGTCGGGCATGTCCGAGGCGCCGGCCTGCGCCAACTGTGCGGCGCCCATTGCGATAGACGCGATCAAGGCAACAGGTGCCATATCAACCTCCACCCAGAAACGTCTGGGAAACGGATCCTGTGCTTCCGCCAAGCGCGGCGAGCATCGGACTCTTTCCGCCTCGCTTGGTGCGGTTTCCAATGGCTTGGAGTCGGCGCTGCTGCTCGAGCATCGCCGGCGTCTTGTCTCCGGTTCCGGGCGGTCCCATCATCACGCCTCCCTCCAGTCGAACGGGTCGAACTCGCTCTCCACCTGCGGCACGAACTTGCGCGTGCTGTCCGGCACGCGAGCGAAACGAATCATCATGATCGCCTTGTAGAGCGAACTGATGAGGTCGTCGTACTGCTTAACGATCTGACCCTTCTTCCTGTGGTACGTCGACAACTCCGAAAACAACTGCGTGCAAGTCGAAAACACCTTGAGACGACCCGTCTGCATTCGAGACAGCGCTACTTGAATTGCCGCCTCTGTCGAATATCCACCCTCTGCGAACGTCGCGTGCTTGCGAAGCATCCGCAGACCTTCCTTGCGGTAGATCTGCGCGATCGGCCCCGCCTCGCCCCAGTCGCGGTTGCCGTCGTGCGGCCACGCCACGGGCGTGTCTTCACCCCAGGGCCGCAACGACGAGGCGTGAATCGCGGGCGAGGGCGTCTTCTCGCGGTACTCGTTCGTGACGTAGTACCGATCGCTGTCTCGATCGAACGCCACCTTTACGGCCGCGAAGGGGTGGTCCCCGTAGCCGAAGTCGCAGCCGATGATCGTCGGCCAGAAATTGGGGATGTCGAACGGCTCGACCTCGATTGTCGAGTGCGGGATCTGGAACACCAACCCAGAGCCCAGGAGCGGGAGGCCTCGAGAGCGCGCCTCTCTCTCGTGCGAGGGGTAACTCGCGACGACCATGTCGCGCTCTTCGCTGTCGAAGTGGCCGGCGTCCTCGATGTCCATCTGGACGAGGCCGCGATACGGCGTGTTCGGCTCGGGGTAGAACATCGAGACCACTTCACTCATCCCCAGCAGCGGCGTCATGGTGAGGAAGATGATCCCGCCGGTCGCGGTGATCCGCGCGAGAATCTCCGCGTACACGTCGGCCGGAGGTTCCTCGTCGCACCAGATCGCGTCCCACGTATACCCCTGAAACGACTTGCGGCCCTGATCGTATGCTTTGAACTGGCACGTCGAGATGCCGCCGCTCTTGTGCTTGACCTGCACGACATCGACAAGGTCGGGGAAGCCCCGACTCATCGTAGGCTTCTTTGCGACAGCAGACCTCGGTACGGTTCCCGTGCCCCATTCGCCGTTCTTCCCTAACAAGATCCGCTGCGGGTTATCCCGCACGGTCTCGTTGTTCGTGTTCGACGCGCACGCCTGGATCGGCTTGACGAACCGCCGCCCCTTCCACCACTCGGGGTATTCGCCCGTGAGGTGGTACGCCATCTCATTGCCGGCGCTCCAGGTCTTCCCCAACTGGTTGCCCGCGAGCAGCGCCCGCTCGCGCTTAGTGGACCCGAGATCGTGGAACGCCCTCTGCTTCGGATACGGGCCGTACAGCGCCAGCTTCTTCATCTTGAGCGCCGTCAGCACCTTCGCCGAGTTCCTCAACTCGGAGTCCGTAACGGGGCGCGTTTTTGAGGATCCAGTCTCTGCTTTGCTCATCGCTTTGGTTCACCACCCGTATCCCCACCTCGGAGGCAATGGAGGCGACGAAGGCCCGTAGGTCTTCTCCGCTCATGCCCTGGAGGTGTTCGTCGAAATCGTCGAGGATGAGCCGGTCGGCGAACATGCCGAGTTCCTTGCCCATCAACTCGAGCGCCTTGTTCGAGCCGGCCGCGTTGAACTTCATCTCCCCGGAAGGCTCGCCGTCGCGCCCGATGATCTGCTCGGGGGTCGCGCACTTCTCGTGGTTCTTCCGCAACTCCGTCAGCACGTACTCGCGGTCGAGCCCCGCCTTTGCGACCGCGTTCGACCGCAGCTCTTCCTCGATCTCGGTCACCCGAGCCTTGATCTCGGGGTGCCGGGAGAGGAGGCGGGTGGCGAGCGCGGCGTGGTTCCGCTCGCTCTTCGCCGTGTAGCCCGCGAGCCTGTGGGCTTCCGCCCTCTTTTTCCCGATGGCGGTGAAGCGCGCGAACGATTCCCACCTCGGATTGCGAAGTTCGGGCATCTGGTGCAATTCCTTCCTGGGAAGCTATCATATCGAAATGAGGCCCAGAAACCAAAGGGCGCGCGCTGCAAAGCGCGAGCGGCAGTTCTTCGCGGGCCAGCCGGCCAACAACAGGCGCGGACGGGGCCGGCCGACCTTCCTGGCGGGACGTGGGATGTCGATGCAGCCCGAGGGGTTCCACCACGCCCTATCCGAGCACCAGGGGCTCACATTCTTCGACGCCGTGAACCGCTTCCGGGGCGAACGCCCGGTCGTGGGCATGGATCCCGGCTTCTACAGACGGGAAGAAGAAGGACCGCCCGGTCCCTTTGAACGACCCACCCGGGGCAGCACCCTCCTCTCGGGCCGCGTCCGCCGTCAAAAACTTGACGAAAACGCCGTGGCCCTCGAGCGCGAGACCGCCCGCATGGCTGCCACTCAGACTCGCTACACCACGCCGGCCCCCACCCGCCGCACTGGCTTCAACGCGCGCCGTCGCTCATCGCTCGCCGGCAACGAGACCATGCTCGGCGGGCGCACCGTCCTCGGCTAGGGAGACCCATGACGCTCGATCAGCTCCTCGACAACGTCCGGCACGTCCACGGCGCCCGCAGCGCCGTCGCCCAATTCTGCACCGCCCTGCTCGCCGAGTTCCGAAGCATCGAGGCGAATACCCCTCGCGGAAAGGGCCAACCCCTCCGAGTCCACAACAAAGCCGAGCTCGACGCCCAATTCGAGGCCGCGCTCGAGCCCTGACCTCCCTGCCCCACCCCAGGCGGCCTTTGAGGGGTCGTACAATATATTGATTAACTGATTAACTGAATGAGTTCAGTTGTTCAGAAGTTCAGTTGTTCACTTCGTTGAGCGGCGCAAGTGGACCAATAACGCGCCGAATCCGTCCGAAAGCGACCCAATCGGTCCACTTGCACACCGACACGTTTCGCGTAAGGGCCCGTTCGCGTGGCGCTTTCCCTATGACTCCTGACTGTGACTCTGACTCTTACTAGGACTCCTACTCTGACTAGGACTCCTACTCTGACTAGGACTAGAACTCCTCACTGCCCCACCGTGATCGCCACGTCTACCAGCCACGCGATCACCCCCGCCAGCGCCACCGCGACCCCAACCGCCGCCGTCAGCCGCGCCCGGAGCCGCTCCACCGCCAGCGACAGCGCCTCCAACTCCTCCTGCAACCCCATCAGCACCTGACGGTCATTCCGGCTCCGATGCACCAACTGCTGGATCTCCGCCTCCAACCGGCCAAACTCCCGCTCCGTCGGTGTCATCCCCTCGCCCCCCGTTGCCAAATCCCTTCCCAGGAAGCTACCCTCCGCCCCTCGCTGTCGTGAGTCGAAACGCTCGCGAAGTAGGCGGCTCGGCCCCTGAGAAGGCCGAGACTCTCGAGCCCCTCTGCGTGGTTGCTCCTCCGAACCCAAGCGCAGCGGGTGCGGCCAATACCCAGGCCCCGATGCCCTGAGCCGGGCAAGTCGAGATTGCCAGAGCAAGGAGCTGAGCCGGGCAACCGCCCTCAACCTCCAAGCACTGGACGCGGCAGTGAGCGCATATGCGAGCCTAACAAACTCTGCCCCCATACCACCCTGGGTTGGGGCGCTTTCTGTCCAACACCAAACCAGCCACAAAACACCGCCCTCGTCCGCCGCAAACCATATGCGGAGGCCCGATTTTGGAAAATTGCGTGGGGGGGACGTCTAATACAGATCGGGTTTCGGTTTCGGGGGTACCCCCCCCTCGAGCCTTCCAGGGTGCGCGTAGAGCTCGAGGCGCCGGCCCGTAGCACCCTCGAGCCTCGAGGCGGGGCGAGCTCGAGCCCGTGGCTACGCTTCGACGGTGGAAGCGTAGCGGGCCCAACTAACGAGAGTGCTCGAGCCGGGCGCGAGCATGCTCGAGAACGAGAGCCGTCAACACCACCACCCCCAACGCTCCCCACCCTCGAGCGTACCGCCGCATGCTCGAGCATCGATGCGCATAGGCTCGCCGGTATCGCGAGGCGATTGCCTATGTATAGGGTGAAGTGGATTAGCGTAGTGACCGAAGGGTATGCTATGAACGGCAGCGTACCGGGGACTATCCCCTTACCATGGGAGTACAGCATGCATCTACTCGATCGGAAAGTTGAACTACCGCGAACCTTCGCGGAATGGCTGGCATCGAACGCGCCGGAAGCCGTCGCGGATCTCTGCGTCGCGGCATGTGCCACGCGCGGCAAGCGTAAGGGGCGGCTCTTGGCATCGGTGCCCACGGCGAAGGGGAGCGGCGTGGTCGGGGCGTGGCGCGCGCTGATGTCCTGCGCATCGGTGCAGCGCGCGGGCATGTTCGCGCTGGTGTTCGCGGACGACGAAGAACGCTCGGCGTTTCAGATTACCGATGACTGGCTGCGCACCCTACAGGCGCCCGGCGCCCAAGAGCCCTGGGGTCACTTTGTGGTGCGGTTCGGTAGTGGCATCGACGGTAGCTGGCATCGGCTACGGGCTACTCGGGAAGACTTGGAGCGGCTCGCGCGGGTCGCGGGTATCGATGCCGCCGCGCTGGTCGGGGGGGATGAGTGATGGCGCGCGCACACTTCGACACCCGCGCATCGATACGCACCCGCTACGCGGGCCCGACCGATACCCTCGGGTCCCGCATCACCGCGTCGGACGATTGGCCCCCGTCGGGGGAGGGGTCGACCCGGCGCCGGGTGACCGTCTCTTGGGATTACGGGCTAGACACCCCCGACAATCACCACCGGGCCGCCGTTGAATGGCTGGCATGCTATCGGCCCGGCGCGACGATTGCCGGGCCCGGTCTCGCGTTCGGTGGTGATTACTTCTGGACTTGGGACGGGGGCACCGATGGG